GTCTAGGCATACCAGTCCAGAAGTAACATTGATAATCTTCACCAGCAGCAGCATATATATCATAAATTTGCTGTTTCGTAACGCCTGTGAGATCATGTAAAGTGATGTAAAAATCCCAACATGCATCCCAGCGTTGAACTGCGGTGTAATCATCCTGTTTTCCTGGTGTAAACCTTAACGAGCTATAATAAGGCATTTCAAATTCCATTGTTCCATTAACATTAGAATATGTATATGCACTACCAGTGGTACCTGTAAATGGTGATCCATAACGTGGAACGTTATTAGCATCATCTTTCATTACAGCACTTTCAGCTATTTGGCTATTGCTCGTATAGGTTAAAGTAGGTCCAAAGCTTTGTACGTAAGCAAGACTTCCAAAGCTAAATGGTGCTCTACGTACTGTTATTGTATTCTCTACTGATATGTCTGATCGTGGAACAATCTTGTATCGAATAGAACCCCTTTTGCCGGAAAAGCAGTTGCTAATCCAATGCAATAGTGTCGTATTACAATAATTGTACGCCTGAGCTGTACTAGTTTGGTGCACAGCACCAGCTACTGCCCCTCTCAAATAAGGGAACCAGGATCTTCTACCAGAGATGAGATACTCTCCACCTTGGTAAGTGCCAAAAGATTCATGTAAATTGTATCTCTTAAGCATTGTTCGAAAGGATTGTATACTCTCTCCAGTAAACACTTTGTTAACTAACTCAGTGTCTTGAACACCTGGTCCTAAATTCATGGACATAGCTTGTTGAGGCTTGTCAGGTTCAGTTGTACCTAAACTTTCTGGTGTTAAACCTTCTTCACCACTTTGGGCCTCAAAGGGTTTAAAGGTAAATTCACCTAAAGTATCGTCGGGTACAAATACCTCAAAATCGTCACCCATTGACACGAAGACATTTACTTCTATGTCATTATTGGCAGTGCTGTTGGGTGTTGTCAGCTCATTTACAATGTATACACCAATACCTCCATTATCATTAAAGTACTGTTTGAAGACTGGTGTTACTGCGCTAAATTGCAAAGGATCGACGCCAGGCAACGCATGACTAACTAAAGTGTATTGTTGTCCGTTCCCGATCTCAATTGTAAAATCGTTTTCATCTGCTATATCAACGATGCGCAAATAATTTACATTGTATCCTGATGTTGCGGGTATTTCGTTTGGATCATAAACGAACTTCAAACGACCCTTGTGAAATGTCGAAGCTACTATTTGAAATCGAAATTTCATTGAACCAGTCCAATATTGGAAAGGCAAAGCTGCAACAGCACAAGCTGGAAAATGGAAAGGAGCTGTATCACCAGATCCTGACCTATCCCACAAAACAGGAGATACTCTAGAGTTCCACAAAAGCGTCTCTGGAGCAGTGCCAGTTTGCCAAGTAAAGGATGTTAAATAACTTTCTCTACTTGCAATATCCCTTATATTAAAGGGATCTATTCCACCTAAGCCAGATACTCGAGGGTCAATAGTCAACTCTTGTTTGTCATCGACCGTTAATTTCTGAACTGTATCAGGTGTATTAGTTAAGGCTAACGACGAAATGACCGTTGGCCTATAAGGCTCGCAAGCCTTTGTGACTGGTGGTCTACAATATCCAAATAATTTGGCTATTGCAGCCACTGATTCACTACCTATGCTAGTGGCCATAGCAAAAGGTGACAAATAGGGTACCTTGATCAAAGACCCAGCGACTTTAGCAATTGCTGTTGCTGGTCCTGAAATCATGCCTGTCCTATTTGCTTGATCAACTTCCGTTCCTGATTGGGGCTCAAAATCTGTCAAAACATTGAAGTTAACATCTTCAGCCCAAGCAAATACAGTAATTGTAACTTGATCAGTCGCTCCATTGGCGTGCTTCAATACATTCAATGTACGAAAGTACAAATGTCCCATTTCTCGCCATGTTTCTTCTGGGATATTCAAATAGTTTGAAGCTGAAAAGAAGGGTAGCGACATTTCCCCTCCTAATGACAATGTTGGATTGAGAAATAAATGTGGCTGTTGCGAAGCTTGAATTAAATCTTGCTTTATCAAAGCTGCATTAGAACTCAAATCATCATATTGATCGAATGGCAAGTATGACACTAATACTCGACCATAATGGAAACCATTTCCATTTATGATGATCTTAACCTTCATTGTACATCTGAGTAGGTTATAATTATCTATCCTAGCTGCTACTGTTGGGTGTTCCCAAAACAATTGCCAGGGATTGATATCGAATGCCAAATTCTGGCCCGTTCCCCACTCTTGTTCTGCAATCTTCACAGGACGACGAAAGAAATTATCTAATGTCGCATCCTCTGTATCTTGCAGTTTACGGGTTGGATCCATCTCGTGTTTCATATCATACGAGTAAAAATCCATTTGATCATTGAAAGCTACATTTTGATGTGAGCTCTCGTGACCCAATTTTGTAATAATTGTATCAGAGGTTATTCCTGAATGAGGTTCAAACTCATCAGGTGTTCCATCTGACAACATATCTTCTAACGCTTTAACTAATTTCTCTATTTCAGCGTCAGATAATTGGGCTTGGTTTAAAATTGTGAGTTGTTGTGCAACTAGATCAATCATTGCAGAACATTCTCTATTATTGTTTTTATTATTATTATTTTCAGTAAGTCAGTGCTTCTGCACCTGCTGTCGACTCAAACAGCAGAGAAGGGAAACGTTGTTGGTTGACAAAACCTTCGTAAATACGACTTAGTCTTATCTGGCAAGCCTTTAGCACACAAGGTGTATTTCCATTACCTC